CAAAGCTTATTGCATTATTTAAATCAGTTGCTAGCACTTCGTCGCCAGCTGACCAAGGATATCCCATATATTTAAAATTTAATTATTAATTATAAGTTTGATTTAAGTTTTTTTCTATTATCAGTCAAACTACTATTTATATTATCCAGCGTTTGCCAAGCTTTATGTTCTTTTCTTGTCATTAGATATAAATTGCTTAATCTATTATCATCCTTTTTTCCGTTTATGTGATGTACTGTTTCATCTTTTGTTAATTTTCTCGATAGTTTTTTTTCTGCTAAGTGTCTTCCTTTTTCAATCCATTTACCTTCTTCAACTTTTATTAAAATATATCCTTCACCTTTTTTTCTTTCATCACCTATCTTTTTCCAACGTGGGTTATTTTTTCCCATCCATTTTTCACTAGTTACTTTTCTTTGTAAATCACTATTCGAACTTCTTCCATTCTTTATTGCATTTAATGTTTTTTCTCTACCATTTCTTATATGGATGTTATTTTCTTTCAGAAGTCTATATATTTTCATATAGTTTAACCCAGTTTTTTCCTGTATCGTTAAGGTGCTTTCTCCGTCTTTACAATACATTTTTATTATTTTTTTTACTTCCTTTTGTGATAAAATGATTTTTTTCATAATTTTAATTTAATTATTATATTATCATTTTATCATAAACACTATTCATTGTCAAATCAATTGCAAGTTAGCGTAAAGTCCAAGGTAAGCGATTCGGTATTCGATTTTGCGATACCTGTAGGAGCATTCAATAAGACATGACTTACAATAATTCCACTATCAGTTGTTATAGTTGCATTAGAAAATATACCTGCTTCGTAGTAAGTATCGGCGTCTTCTGTTGCAGAAAAGAAGCCAGTTACATATCCGATATTTGCAGCATTAGTTCTACTTGCTGTAGAATTTCTATATACTTCTGTTTCCAAAGCTGTATCTCCGTTGGCTACTGCTGTTGTTCCTGTTCCTAGAGCAACGTAATTTATAAGCATCGTATTATCAGGGCTAGTATTAGTAAAATTATTCATTATCATTGTCCTGGCAACTAGGGGCACAATATTAAACTCTAATCTTCTTTGAATTATAACATTTAAAATTTCGTCTCTCTTTGTAATTAGATATGTACCAGTTAATTTTAAACCATCTTTAAATGGTGTTTTTGATTGTCTACCACTATCTCTATCTATGTTATGTAATCTTTGGTGACAAGTCCTACACAAAGTAACCAGATTTTTTATTCTATTATCATTTTTATTTTTTTTAAAATGATGTATTAATAAATTTTTTTTACTATTACAATGACAACATTTATAGCCATCTATTTTCATTGCTTTAATTGCATTTCCTTCATATCTAGTTAAAACTGTTTTCATATAAAATTCTTTAGTACATTTTGGTATTTTATTAATTACTTTTTTTCTTTTATTCATTAAATATTCTTTCCCACCTTTCCAATTATAAGATTTTTCTCCTTTTTGTGCTTCAGATATCTTTTTTCTAGTTTCAGCACTTACAGAATGACCAATTAAACTCTGAGACCTTTTCTTTATAGTTTCTTCTGATTGTTTGCCAATCTTCAATCCTTTTTTCCAAGAAGGTTTTCCTCTATTAGCGTCTCCTATTTTTTTCTTATGTTCAGCTGTTAGTTTTTTTCCTTTTTTTGCTTTAGAAATTGCTTTACCTCTTTCTATTAACATTTTTTTATATTTTTCTGTTTTCATATTTTTTATTTTAATTATTAACCCAGTCGACTACGGTTTAATAAAAATGTTCTCTTTGTTCCGGTCGGAGTGTATGGACCTAATACAAACTGAACATCATAATCTAAACTTTGAGCTGTAAATGTTTCATTAATAGATATTGTTTCTATTTGCATATTATGGTCTATAGAAGCTGTAAATGTATCTGACATTGACATTGATTCCGAATAAGAATCGACTAAATCTATAATTTCATCGGCATTAATTGTTATATTATTATTCTGAGCAGTTAATTGTTTTTGCATCCATTCTATAATTCCAAAAGTTTTTGTAGTTACAACTGAGACTTCATATTCAAAAGTATTGTAAGTTCTCATTACTGTAGTAACTTTATTGATTATATAATAAGCATCAACCTCATGAGCAGTTGAGTTTATTCTTATTCTTTGACCTGCTTTTAATCCATCACCGTATGTTCTGAATTTTCCTTCAACTAAGGTATTTTTATACGCAGTCAATTCAGCAGTGGCTCTTGCAATAGCTTCTTCTTTTGTTTTAATAGCTTTGTCTATAATTAAATATTCGTAAACTCCTGAACCACCTTCAGCCTCAGCCATTTCGGCAATAGCATCATTGTTAGCAGTCTTAACTCTAACTGGCAAATAAGGTCTTCCTCCTATTCTCATAACAGAACCAACACTAGGAATTCTACTATCTCTAAATCTTAAAATCTTTTCTTGAAAATTCCATAAGACATCATAATCAGTAGCTGTATCTAAATAATCTATTCCTACTGACAACGACTGTCCAGTTAATGTGGCAGTCAAGCCACTGTATTTATATCCTAAGTTATAGATATTGTCAGTACCATTAGCCTCTATTTCAGTAGTAAAAGTGTCTCCTAAATATTCTCCACCTCTAACATAAACCGTATTTCTTACTTGAGAATTATCTCTTTGTAATAAAAGACTATTAGTTAAATAAGAACCATCAGAATCTTGTATGTCAAAACTAGCTGAATTGGCAGTCTTAGCAAAAAAATGAATATCTTTATCATAATCTATATACCAATCATAACCTACCAAGTCAGCTAATTGCTGTATACATTTAGCAATTGGTAAATAATTAAAACTTACATAATTAACTTCTGTATCACAAGCTACATTCGCATAAGTGACTCCTTCACCTAACAAATATGTATCAACCATTGACTCGATTATGTCTGCTACTGTTTGACTAGAGTATGTGTCTGGTACTAATTTTCTATTTAGAATTCTTGTATAATCCGTGCATTCAATATCGTAAATAAGAATTCCTGAACTATCTAAACTTTGACTAAAACGAACTATTGAACCTGCAAAAATTCTTACTCCTTGTCGTTTAATAATTACTTCGTGCCCTATTGTGGGAGTATAATTTAAAATTGTACCACCTATAACTTTCCTTATTTTTAACCTACATCTATCTGTTTGATTTGTTAAAACATTATCAATTCTTAAACTATTGACTTCAACAAATTTAGTTTTTGTTTCACCATTTATTTTTATTTGTATTTCTGGAATATCTGAAAAAATCCAACCAAGATTATTTAATGTACTTACCGAGTTATCTCCTGCATACCATTCAGCTCCACCTGTTGCCTGTGAATTACTTATATCCAAATAATCACATTCAACTATTCCTGAAGTTTTTGTTAATTTAAATCTACCTGAACCAGTGTCAGTATCTAATGTTATTAAATTTCCAGTAGTTCCACTAACGGTAAATGTAGAAACTGTATTATTGGAAGTATCTTCAAACTTAATATCATGTAAGGTATTATCTGCCTCAAAGTCATTGAAAGTATTAGAACCATTAATCGTAGCAACTCCTGAGCCAATTCCAGTTATTAAAATGTCATTATAAGTCTTTCCAGCTCCTTCGAATGTTTGTCCAGTACTTCCAGCTATATCTAATTTTATAATTGATGTTCCTGCATCTATTGTGAAGTAACTAGCAGAATCATTAACAAACCATTTTCCACCATCTCCAGTAACTGAACAAGTTGATGAACCTAAATAAATTATAGGCTGATTACTGACATCTGAATAAAAATAAAACCAAGAAGCAGTTATATCATTATCATCTGTTCTAAAAGTTCCTAGCAGTTGATAAAATGTTCCAGCTAAAGTTAAACTATCCTGCAAAGTAAATTCAGAAGTACCATTTATAGATATTCCTGCATTTATTGTGGCACTATTTATTGTGATTGTTTCAGTAGAGGAATTAGACAGAAAGAATATATTAGTACCATTGCCTGA